TTTTTTTAATGGTGATTAGACATGAATATCAAAGAGACAGATATTGTACTGGTCAAAGCCTTGGAAAAAGGCTTTGCTGAAGGCGTTGACGGCTCAGCAAGCCGCGAAGTTGGCGAAGAATTTCGAATTAGCGGTAAGTTTTTCCAGCATAAAGCACCGGGCTGGTTGCAGGTCTTAGACGTGTTCGAGACTGAGAAGAAAATGGTAGAACAAGTAGTTGTAACCAAGCGCAAGAGCGCCGATAAATGAGCATAGCTACCTACACAGAATTGCGCAGCCAGCTAAAGGCATGGACACGGGAGACGGATATAGACTCCGTTTTTGATTCCATGATTGAGCTAGTAGAGGCCCAGATTTACAGCGGTAAGCAGCCTCTGCGCGTTTTGGAAATGGTAGCAACAGCGCAGGATGACTTCCCTATTTCAGACCGCACCATGCCATTGCCAGACTACTATCTGGAAATGATTAAGTGCGAGCTGAAAGACGAGTGGGAATTGATGTTTATCCCTGTGCAAGATATGCCTGTGGACGCACCCGATGGCAAGCCTACGCGCTATACTATCACTGATAAAATTAAGGTGGATTCTGTACCGGATACCAATTACTTCTTGTACTTCACCTACTTTAAGAAGTTCCCCAAGCTAACCGAAGCCTTGGGCACCAACACCATTTTGACCAACTACCCACAGATTTATTTCAGCGGGTTAAAGGCTCAGATTTACGACTACGCAGGGGAGCCAGAATTGGCGGCTTTGCATAGGTCGGAGTTTGATGCGCTGATAGCCGGTGCAAACCACAAGTACAAAACCGGCTCTTTCGGTTCCAATCTTAGAATGAGCGGGACATTTTTTAGAGGCGGATACCATCCACCTGTAACAATGAAGGCGCGTTGAAATGGTTAAAAACTCACGGTATAAGCGTATACCGATGAACGTAGCAGGCGGCAGCAATGAAACCAGAAGCCGTGCTGTGAGTGTTGAACGTCTGGTAAACTGGTATCCAGATTCCACCCCAACTGGTGTAAGCCCAGCTACACTTATGCCTTGGGGTGGGCTTACTAATGTTGGCGGTGTTGCAGGTAGCGGCGGCAATTATGCAGACCGGGGTTGCCACTTCTTTAAAGGCGCGGTTTATTTTGTCAAAGGCACAACGCTATACAAGCTAAGCAGCGCCTACGCGGTAACAACCGTTGGCACCATTACCGGATCTGACTACTGCAGCTTTGCCGACAATGGCGGGGTGATGGTCATTTGCAATGGCGGGACGCCCTACAGCTATGACGGAACCGCGCTAACAAGCCTGTCAAGCATTACCTTTAACCCCAGTGTGGTGACTTACATTACCACGCGATTTGTGTTTGACAGCTCGAACGATTTTTTCTATGTGTCTGATAGCTATTCAACCAATGTGCGCACAGCCAACAGCGCCACAAGCGAAAGTGCTCCAGACTCATTTACCGCGCCTTTGGCCTTTGGGCAAATGCTGTATTTGTTTGGCGAAAACACCATAGAACCATGGCAGCCAGCCAGCGGCCAGCCTCCTTTTGCTAGGGCAACACAGGCAATCATGGAAAACGTTGGGTGCAGCGCTCCGCATGGCATTACTAACACGATAGACTTCGTTTATTTCATCCATAAAGGCGGTATTCCTTACAGAATGCGCGGTTTTCAGGTTGAACCCATAGCTGCAAGCGGCATCATTAACAAGCTAAACAACTACGACTGTGCTAAATACCGTGCTCGCAGCCTATCGTTTGACGGCCAAAACTTTGTTATTTTTGACTTCTACGAAGACAATGCCACCTGGTGCTTTAGCGAGACAACAAACACTTGGTTCGAGCTTACCAGCAGCACCACGGAAGCCCGATGGCAGGGTGGCAGCCATTGTGCGGCCTTTGGTGAACACCTGTTTTTTGATAACACCTTGCAGCATGTTTACAAGCTAGACCTAACCAATTTTGTGAACGACTGGGGGCCGGTAGTGCGCGAAAAGGTTTTTGAGTTCCTAAGCGGCGAGAAAGCCGGAAAAGTGCGCGGAAAAATGGAATTGTCGCGGGTTATTCTGGGGGTGGAGGCCGGTTGCGGTTTGGTATCAGGCCAAGGCGAAGAGCCATTGATTGGTGTTCAGGTATCGATAGACGGCAAGACTTGGAACCAAGAGCAATTTGTCGAGCTTGGCCGCATGGGTGAGTTTAGCAAACAAGTCGAGGTATCCATGCGCGTTAAATTCCAGCAGCTTGCACTAAGGGTTAGGCTTTACGACCCTGTTGGCTTCGCGTTTTTCAGCGCAGCCATAGATGTACGGGAGGCAGGCCATTAACACCTACATCCTAAACAAAACGCGCCCTAAAGAGTTCATGGGGCGCGAATATGACCCATACTTTACACTGTTAGAGCGGCTAATATCGCAACTTGGCACCACAAGCGAAGGCGGCGGCTCAAACGCTGCATCATTGGCATTGCTGCAAGGTAAAGTTGACGAATTCCTATACCTAACCGATGGCCCACTATTGACCGCCGATTGTGCTAGTATTACGGCGGATAACGACTACATCACAGCGGATATTGGCTAATGGCACAGCAAACGCTTAACTACGGCTCGACAATAAATGACGGCACTGGCGACCCGCTACGCACGGCGTTTAGCAAATGCCAATCCAATTTTACAGAGCTTTACACGTTGGTTGAGCATGACGGGCTGACTTTCGTTAGTTCGCTTGCAGACCTTCCGGCGGCTGCAGCAGGGGTTATTACGCTGGCGAGCGGGTGTTATGTATTCACCAAGGCCATAGACTTGTTAGGCGCAAGGCTTAACTGCACCGGTGCGGTTTGCATCATGGGCACCAGCAGCGAAACCGCCAGCATTACATCCACAGGCTTGGGTTCAAACCCCATTATATCCACTACCTTTAGCCTACCAATGCGGCATATTTCCATTATTGCCAGCGGCACATCCACGGCTATTTCTGCGGTGGCGGCCAGCGCTGATTATGCAATCGACTGGCAGGCCGTCAACTTTGTTAACACGGCAAGCATTGGAACAATTAGCGGCTATTCTAACGTTGTAGGCTCGGATTGTGCGTTACTTGGCGCTAGTGGCCTAACATTTGGTGGCACAATTGGCACAGTGGCCTTTAGCAACACCCTGTTTAATGTGTCTAGCGGCACAGGTTTAAGCTTCCCAACCGGCCTAACCATCAGCAGGCGCATACGCATAACAAATAGCAGTTTTGTGGTGTCAACAGGGGCAACCGGCATAAATGTTAGCACTAGCGCAAGTGTGCCAACAGATGGCTATATTCTAGATACGGTAAACTTTTCAGGCGCTGGCACTTATACGGCTGGCGTTACCAATAGCGATAACAAGGCGCGGTTTACAAGCTGTAAGGGCATAACCAACAGCGTTACCCTTGGCTATAAAACCATGATTAACAACGCTACGGCTACGACTATTGGGTCTGTTAATACGCCAGTTAAGCTCGCAGGAACATTCACGCTTGGCAGTTCTAGCCAGCGGTTTAGCCTTGTTAGTAATCAGCTTGTTTACAATGGCTCGTTAACGCTTACCTGTGAAATTTCGGTGAATGCCTCACTGGTGACAACCGCCAATAACGAAGTAGCCATTTACATTTACAAAAACAATGTGCAGATAGCCGAAAGTGTTGCAGGAGCAACTGCCACGGGTAGCGGCAAGGCTGAAAATATCAGCAGCCATGCAATAGTAACCTTAGTGACTGGCGATGTTATTGATGTCTGGACAGAAAACCAAACGGCAGGCAATAACATTACCGGGGAAAACGCTGTGGTAATTATCAAGCCGGTTCTTGCGGGGTAAACATGGCCATTATTAGCCTATCAAACTCAGAAACGCCAACGAGCACAGCAGAATACACGCTTTACGAGGCGGGGCCAGATGCTGATGTTCCAATTGTCAAATTTGTGGCGCATAATGATACTGGCGAGGCAAGTACCTATTACGCAAAGATTTATTCAGCAAGCGGAACACCAAAAAGCGTGCAGCCTGTAAGGACTGTCAACAGGTACAGCGCGCATGTTCCCCAATCGGTTGTTGGTTGTGTTATCCCCAAGAATGGCCGCTTAGTTGTTGGTGTTGGT